TTTTTTTTTTCAAGCAGAAGACGGCATACGAGATCTAGTACGGTCTCGTGGGCTCGGAGATGTGTATAAGAGACAGCGCTTATTTCGGGCCAATAATAAAAGCGCAAAGCGACGCGTCAAAACAAATGATGGAATTAAGCCAGCGTACGGCTGATGCAATGGAGCAGAATTTTAGCGATCTCTTTTTCGATGTTATGACCGGTGAATTTAAAAGCCTCGGAGATTATGCCAGGGCTGCTCTTCGGTCTATCCAACGGGCGGCGGCGGATGTGTTAGGACAAATAGCGAAAGAACTTATCGTAAAAGGCATCGCGAACCTGTTTACCTCGGGTTTCGCGGGGGGCTTTGGAGGCGGAGGTTTTGCTTCAGCGGCTTCCCTGGCTCATCAGGGCGGGATTGTAGGCCAAACATCAATGCCAACTATTCTTGCGCCCAGTTCTCTTTTCGCCAATGCCCCGCGCCTTCATTCAGGACTTGCGAGAGATGAGTTTCCCGCGATCCTTCAAAAAGGGGAAACTGTAATCCCACGAAACCAGGCGGAGGCTTCTATTACCAATATCAATATCAATGCCGTGGATTCAAAGAGTTTTATGGATATGGTGAAACGCAACCCCGGCGCTATTATTACGACGGTCAATCAGCACTTGGCAGATGGTGGCCCATTGAGAAATACGATCAGGGAGGCAATCTAATGGCTAATTATCCAGTGACTACTTTTGACGCTCCTGTCGTAATCGGTTTGCAAAACAAAACCCTGATCACAAATTTTGACGATCTGGGTGTAGAAACCCGAAAAAGGAAATGGCTTTATCCTAAAAGGCCGATCACCTTAAAACATAGTATCCTGAGCAAATCGGACGCGCGAAGCATTTGGCAGTTCTATCAGGCCAGAAATGGCCCTCATGAAGTTTTTTCGTGGACACACCCGGTAAGTGACAGTTATTCCGGGGAATATGTAGGCACAGGAGACGGATCGACTACAGACTGGGATATCCCATCAAAGACAAGCTCTTCACGTACAATTTACCTGAACGGGGCATCGCAGACCGAAGGCACCAATTATACATACACGGCGGCGGGCGGGGCCGACGGCGTTGATAAGATTTCCTTTGCAACGGCGCCTCCTGCGGATCAAAGGATCACATACGACTTCACCGGCTTTCTGCGGGTTAGATGCAGATTCGTTGAGGATATCGCGAGCTTCAATGTTTTTGTGGCAGCTTTAGGCAGCGTCGGTATAAAACTCCAGGGGTTGTTAAACGATGCGTGATATCAATTCCACAGTATTGGCAGAATTAGCGAAAACTCAGCTTAGGCCGTTCTATATTCTGGATATAGTGATCGATTCAACACATTACCGTTATACGAATTGCGATGTCCCGATTGTTTATGACGGTAATATTTACAGTCCGAGGGGTTTTGATTTTAATACGATCTCTTATTCTGCCGGAACTATCGTCGCGCGGGCATCGATTGAAATAGATAATCTTGACGAGATAATGACGGCCCTTTTTGTTGGGAATACTGTTCAGGGATCAGCCGTAACATTGAAGGCTGTGGTATTAGATAACGACTGGCATATTATCGGCCAACCGTGGGGATTGGTGGCGGCCTATGATTTTGATGAGGGCAGCGGGGGGATATTAACCGACAGGACAGGAAACGGTAATAATGGGGTTATAGGAGGCAGCACCACATGGGTTGATGGAATAAGCGGGCAGGCATTGAATTTCACTGCCAGTAGTAGTGATAAAGTAACTATTTCTTCATTCTCAGCCTTGCCGACATCGGCTATAACGGTATGTTGTTGGATTTATATCAGTGCAATGGAAAGTCTTCATAATTATATACATCATACGTGGGCTAATCCAGGGGCATGGATGCTATATTCGACTCCCACGAGTGTATATTTTGCTTTAATGACTGGAGATGGGCTTAAGGGAGTGAGCGCTATTATAGATATTTCGGGTAGTTGGTATTTTCTTTGTGGCACATATGATCAGTCGGACCTTAAAATATATATTGATGGTGAATTAATAAATACAAATAATGTCGGTTCATATACTCTGGATTCGACGGGTGATGTTATTATATCTGATGATGCATTTGCTAAAAAAGTCGACGAAGCCCGTATTTACAATCGGGCATTATCGCAGGCCGAAATAACATATCTTTTCAATAATCCAGGAAACGATATGAGCGCAGGGGCCATAACTATTTTTCAGGGTGAGATCGACGCCTGGCAATTAGACGAGCAACGGCTCTCTATGGAAGTAACATCCATTCTAACCCGGTGGAGCCAGAAAACTATCATGAGGCATCCTTCAAGTTGTCGGTGGAAGAAATTCAAGGGCGACGAGTGCGGATATTCAGGCGCAGCTACTTGGTGTGATAGGACATACACACGATGTGTCGCTTTGGGAAATACAGCCAACTTTGGTGGCAACCGTTGGCTCCCGGCGATCATGGACAAAGAACTCTGGTGGGGTAGGACGCAAAAATGAACCTTGCGAAAATAACACAAAAATATGTTGGGGTGCCTTATTGTTTAGGCGGTAAATCTGTGGACGATGGTCTCGACTGTTTTTCTTTACTCCTATATTTAGCAAAAGAAAATCATATAGAAATACCTGATAGTTTTGAGGGGGTCCCAGTTGATAATTATGTCAGTCTTTGGAATAACGACAGGCTGAAGGCCAAAAAAACATTGATTCGATTCGTGCAAAATCTTGGCAAAGAAATACCAGTCGGGAAATGCTTTGCAGGCGATCTTCTGATTTTGAAATTCAAGGGAACGGGTGAGATGTCTATTGGTATGCACGCCGGTAAAAATTTAGTCCTGACAGTCTTTATTGATGAGGGTGTGCAATTAGTGACAATGGATCAGTTAAAAATTAAGAGGGCGTACAGATGGGTGTAGCGGCTGTACCCATAGCGATTGCTATAACTACCAGTGCTATCAGTATGGCAATCAATGAAGTGATTAGTGCTGTGATGGCTCCAAAACGACCGGACAGGATGGACAAACAAGGTCGACCGGGCATCAAACTCAACACTATGTCCACCGACACCCCCTTGAAAGTGGTCTATGGAAAATTAAGAATAGGCGGGAACGATGTATACCGCAACCTCAAGGGCTCCAGCAATAACGAGCTGTGGGTAGTCCAGACATTATCGGAGGGCGAATGCGACGGTATTGAACAAGCAGATAGTGTCGATCAGGTTTGGCTGGGCGACAAACTTTATACTGAATACGGCGATAAAGTTTCATACTGGTTTCATGCGGGCTCTTCCTCTCAGACCTATGATACAAACCTTCACACAGCCGATGCGAATTGGGTAGATAATTACAGAAATACGACTTATATCGTATGGAAATTCATATTTGCCGCAAATAAATTCCAGGGTCTTCTAGAGCGGACCCTCCTTTTGAAAGGGCGTAAGCTCTACGATTTTAGAGACAGTTCGACGGCGTGGTCTGACAATCTGGTTCTATGCCTCTATGATTACATGATAAATAGCCGATATGGCCTTGGATTTAGTTCCCATTATTTCGATGCAGGCGCAACCGGGACATGGGCCTCGGCTGCTAATTATTGCGATACCAAAGGATGGTCTCTCAACATGGCAATCGACGATAGCAAGAACGGCATAGACTGGATAATTGATATGCTCCAACATTTCCGGGGAGCATTAAGATGGTACGATTCTAAATTCTATTTGCATTATGCCGATACGAATTACGAGTCAAGCGTATTGACTGTCAATGATAATATGATTTTACAAGATCCCTCCGGTAAAGCATTGATTACCGTTCAGCAACCGGGCCGCTGGCAAAAGCCGGATATTGTGCGCGTAAATTATATCAATGCAGAAAAGGATTATTCAAATGATTCATTTATGATCGGCGATGATTCGGGAGTTTTGCGAGATATCAATCTTGATGGCTGTGCCGATCGGGAGATGGCGGCGAACCTGGCTACATATTGGCTCGAAAGATGGCAATTAGATCGTCTCATTAGCCTGACCGCGCGTGACCAATGCGTGAAATTAGAACAGCAGGATTTAGTGACACTCAATACTTCTGCGCTTGCTATATCCGACCAACTTATGAGAGTTGTTACCACCAGCATCAGACCAGACGGTCTTATCGATCTCACATTACAATATGAGTCCGACGATCTGTATAACGACGATTACGATCTTGATACAGAGGGAACATATGATACTGACTTGCCAGACCCGGGGGCCGAACCTCCGAATGTCCAAAACGTAGCGATTAGTGAAGAAACATATTATTATCGCAAAAGGACATTTACCAGGCTAAAAATCACGTTTGATGAGCCCTCTAATTATCCCTGGTTTAGACATGTCGAAGTTTGGCAGAGTTATGATAATGTTAATTGGACATACCAGTATAATGTAAATACGGATTTCAATATTGATAACGTGGAAGAGGGCGAAACATATTATATTAAATTGCGAACTGTAAGTATCTGGAAAACAAGATCAAAGTTAGCGAATGCTTATTTGATCAGTAAAACAGTGCAGGGTAAAGCAGATACACCGACATGCCTGACCGCGCTAAATGCTATCGTTAACCAGAACACAATTAATCTGTATGCCGGCCGGGTTAGCGATCCTGATGTAGAATTATACGAGTTTCGTTTAGGTGCCTCATGGTCAGGCGGTATATTTTTAGCGGCCTTGACCGCGCCTAATCTAAGTCTTGCCGGTGTCAAACCGGGGAGTTTTACTTTTTTTTGCAACGTGCTGAGCAATAACGGACTCTATTGTGATACACCTCAACAGGCCTCCGCCCTCCTAATTGATCCGCCTGATGGCTGGACAGTGCAAGGTGGAGACACTCAGACAGACGACTACACTGGTGGAACTCACGATAATACTGAGCATACGACTTATAGCTCGGAGGATTACCTGAAATGTTCTCACACAGCCGGTGATCTTTCTGGGACATACAAAAGCCCTATATATGATTTAGGGGCGTCGGATAGATATCTGGTTTACGTCCTGGCTGATATTGTTTTGACCGGAGCGGGAACCACTTGGGCAGACGTGATTCCGGGCAGTGCAACATGGGCGTCTGTTGATATCACGGAAAATACATGGTCTCAAATCTTCGAATTAAGCGCAGCCGGAAAAGTAAAAATAGCAATGTATTATGGTGATTCCACTCCGCCGACAACTTTGATGAGAAAATTGGAGATTCTATCTGCAATAGTGACGGCCCGTTATTTTCAGGTAAGAATAAAAATCACTGACCCGTCCGATGCGGTGAATTTGCTTGTAGAGCATTTCACATTAAAATTTTGCCAGTAAGGAGTATGAAATCATGAGCCAGACATGGACAGACGATGTATATGCAAGCGGGCATGTGGGGCAAACTGACTTGCAAAATATGGAGAATAATTTCGCCTGCTTGAAAAGTGCATTTTCAGGCACGACTTCACCGGCGAGCCCTGTTGATGGTACGATCTGGAAAGACACCACAAAAAAATTACTCAAAATATACAATGGTTCCTCTTGGATTGGTATCATGCACGGGGATACTTCCCAAAAATTATGGGTATATCGAAACGCTGCAATGGATGGCTGGGCTATCGATGCCACTCCGAGTGATAAAGTTTTAGCGTTTAAGGGGGGTTCGACATATACAACAGGTGGGGCGGTTGCGGGCTCATGGATTTTTTCGGGTGTGACAGCGCAATCGCATACGCATACCGGGGTGTCACATAATCATAACTGGTATAATTCCAGTTCAGATCCAAATAGTAATGACCAGACATACAATAGTTCTGGCGTCGGAATAAACTTTGTCAAATATGGAAAAAATACAAGTGGATGGACGGCAATGGCAGCATATCTGTCAAGTGATGCCAATTGGCCTGGTTACGCGCCTGGTGATTCATACACATCGAATGCCGGATCAGGAGCTACAGGGGCATCGGGATCGTTAAGTGTTTCGGGCAGCACATGGCGACCGGCGGCATCGGTCGGGACTCTTCAATATCTGGATATATAATGAGAAAAAAAGATCGAGAGGAAATCAGGCAAATCATTCAGGAAGAGCTAAAAGATGCTCTCGTTCGGACAGTCATGGTGGAGCGGGGAGCCAGAAAACAAGGCGATCCTGAAAAAGTAGTTAAGGAGGAAGAATGGAATGTCCTCGACTGGTTTGTGGTTTATGCCCCCAGAATCGAAGCGGCTTTGCGCGGCATGCAGGAAGATGTGGATAAAACTGCAAACAAAGTCGATGCCCAAAGAGAACAATTGCAGACGGTGGGCAGTGTTTTGATGGGCATGGAAAAAGCTGCTAAAAGGATTGCCCGATTAGGCGACGTAATTGACCGCAAGCAAATTGGTATTTAATAATGAAGGCTATTTTACAAAACGACATTATCATCAGAATTACTGAGCGGGGAGCAACTGAGATCGGGGCTCTACCTAAAGATGTCGGTCTTGAACGATTAAGGTTTGATGGAACTAAAATAGTAGACCTGGCCGACCTATCCTCAATGTGGGTAGAAAATCAGGGTGGAATATTTATTTTGCATGCTGTCGAAGTTGAAGAAAGCCAACAAATTGAAATGACATACAATGACCGCAAACGGCTAACAAGCAATGACGGCATGATCAGACTCAAAACTATCGAGGAAATAGACACTCAGGAAGGTAAAGAGATCGCCTTTTCAGAAGATATGTGTGCCCTCAAAAACGATCTGATGGCAATGGTGGAAGATTTAACATATGCGAAAATAGATACACATATCGATAATGTATTTTCAGGATTAACAGAAGCTCAGAGACAGAGCCTGAAGAAACTCTATAGGGTCGTTCTGTTTCTGGCAAAAAAATATAAAGGAGTATGAAATCATGAAAAAATTATTTTGGTTTTTAGTCGGGTTTGTTTCGATTTTCAGTGTTGGGATAGCACAAGCAGCGGATGTGACCCTTCAATGGGACCCCTCCGACGGTGCAACCGGGTATATGATTTACAAATCGGAAGATCTGAGAGCGACATGGGACGCCGGCATTGATGTAGGTAATGTGACGACTTACATATATCAAAATATAAGAGAAGATGGCCCTGTGGATTTTCGCGTATCAGCTTATAACAGTCAAGGCGAGGCAATTCGCTATGAAGCGGGTGCATGGTATGATTTGACGAAAAAGCCACCTAATAGGCCGAGTGGAACCGGGATAGAATAATGGACGAGAACAATATGGAGGAGATGTATAATGGCTGATTACACAAAAATCAATGGTAAATATATGTCCGAGCCCAAAACCAAGATACAGGATCAGGAGCCAAAGAACTGTGGGGCCAGCAGAAAAAATAAAACCATGAAGCAGATAAGCATTGACATAGCCAAACACCCGAAAATATATGAATACCTGGAAAAATCAGCAGAACTAAACTTCCGCACAATGGAACAGCAGGCCCTCTATTATATCTGGACTGCTTTGAACATAGAGAAAAATACTAAATAGAAGGATATTTATTATGTCAAAATTTTATCATTGCTCTGGTGGGCTTACAGGTGGCGGTGCAGGGGCGTTGGACGCTATTGCAAATCCAGCGGATAAGGATATTGCTTTTGTCCATTTTAATGATGATGCTACATATGGGAATACCATATTGATTTACACGTTTGATGGTGACTCAGCCATTGGTGAGTCTGCACCAAATATAATTGCGCCTGATACGGGTTCTGGCGAGTGGGAACTGGTGTCTTTATATGCTGATAAAGTAACGCTTCAAAGTTTGATAGGTCATCGTACTGCGGTTGGCGCTGCTGATTATAATCCCTCTATCTTAACGTCTGATTATATCATAGCCATGACCGATACTGCCGCTGCGAGGGCGGTGACGATCTCGACAGAGGATGAGGACTCCGGTTCATCCACCAAACCCAGAATTATGATTATAAAGGATGAATCTGGCGGAGCAGGAGCCCATAATATTACAGTAACTTTAGAGAGTGGTGGCGACATTGATGGGGAGGCGTCTTATATCATAGACCAGAATTATCAGTGTATTTCACTATATATGGATGGGACAGATGCTTGGATTTATTAAGGAGACTAAGGCATGACATATATACCAAATATTTGCGCTCCATTAAAAACAGGACAAACGATCAGTTACGAAACCGGAGATGACGGTGATCTGGAGCTGGGTGTTAGCAAGAGCTATACAATCCTGACCACCGGCCAATACAGCGGGACAACCAACATAACTGTCAACGGCAAAACCCATGCTTTAAGTAATAACTGTGTCAAGGATAACCGCACAGGGCTTATGTGGGCGAGATACGTGCCGACCGGGGACATTGGCCCGACTGCGGATGGGAGATTGTTTTGGGAACAATGGAAGCTCTCGAATAAGACAGATATATCCTTTACCAATGCTACAAGCATTATTAACAGTGTGGCCGGTGATTTTAATACGGGTGCCCTTTGTGTAGGCCGAAAATTTACGGTCAGCGGATCAGTAGGCAATGACGGAACTTACACAGTAACGGCCATTACGGCTAATAATATCACGGTGGCTGAGGCATTGGCTGATGAAGCCGCCGGAGCGTCAATATCCCTTGCCACAGTGGATGATCTCATCTGGGACGCCCTTGACCAAGCCAATGCTAATAGTCTGGGTGGATACACTGATTGGAGAATCCCGAATTATTTCGAACTGCCCAGCATTGTCAATCTGGGTAATTGCAGCCCACCTATAGACACCACTGTGTTTCCGTCAGTTCCGAGCAACTATCATTGGACCGCGTCTTCGGATCCGTGCGGTAGCTCCATCGCGTTCACCGTGGATTTCAACTATGGGAGGGTGTACCGCAGCAATAAGCAGACGGGTAAGTATTATGTGCGGTTCGTCCGAGGATAGGTTATTTGGATATTTTAAATTTTTGTCATTTGTTCTTTGAAATAGGCATCAATGGCACACTATGAGCATTTGCCGATATATAAGTCGGCTTTAGACCTCTGTATTTATTTCGAAAAGATCGTGCGCAATTTCGACAGGCATCATAAATATGTCATAGGCGCTTAATCAATCAAATAGGAGAAAACCGAAATGATATGTCCATACTGTAAAAAAGAAATTGAGCCGGTTGAGGAATTTACGTCTACCGTAAATGTCATCAAAGACAAGGAAGGCCGAATGAAAACCTGGACTGAGGAAACAAGGGATGCCGACAATATTCTGGTGTCAAAAAGGGTAGATGAATACACCTATTTTGATAAATCCGGTGACGTAGATATCATTGTGCAGAAAGTCTACGATGGCGATGAACTCCTGCTGTCCGAACAACAGATAAAGCACTTTGAGGATGGCAAGCAACCGGAAGTAGAATTAACACAGACGATTGATACGGAATAGTGGTTCATTATGTCTGATACTTGGCAAGATACTGCGACAGATACATGGCAGGATACTGTAACGGACACGTGGGAAGATGAGGGGGCAGGCGGAGAAACGATTAATCTGATCGCCTCCGTTTCAGCGGCCAGCAATACACCGAATGCGGCCATGAATGTGGCCAGGGCGTTGTCGGCGGTTGTTTCGGCGTCTACGACTACACCCCAGTGTGCCCTTAATGTGGTGCGGGATCTGGCCGCGAATATACAGGCCAACTCTACTATACCGGATATAGTCCTGGCAAATCTGATTGAGCTGGTGGCCTCCATAGTGGTCTCCAGCCAATCTTCGGCAATAAGCTTGCCGGTGGCCCGGAATCTGGTGGCGTCGCATTCCGTGGGCACCTTGACATCAGATATTGCCCTTTCCATAGCGCGGGAGCTGGCCGCAAATATATCTGCCGCGACCGTGACGAGTGCCATCGAGCTGGTGATCGAGGGGTTGATCAACCTGGCCGCTTCCATCAACGCAATATCGCAGACGTCACAACCCCAGATAGCCGTCGCAAGGGAGCTATCGGCACAGGCACAGGCCCAGAGTACATCATCGGCTCTTATACTGGCCGTATTACGTGATTTATCAGGAGCCATTAGCGCCCACACACAAACGCCGGATATTAATCTGCCGGTTTTACGGGAAATCAGCGCATCTATGGCAGGGCAAACCACAACATCAGATGCGGCATTAAGTATAATCAGGGCCATAAGCGCACAAATTAGCGCGGGCACAGATACCAGCGCGGCCGTCCTCGCAGTGCTCCGGGAGATGCAGGCCTCAATGGATGCGGCCACCATAACGAGCGCGATCAGTCTCATAACAGGCGGTCTGGGGGTTATTACAGACACAATTATAGAATCATTGACGACCGAAAGAACCCTTGAGTCTCTTACCCTCAATCGGGCAATGGATTCGATAAGCGTTAATCGAACAATAGACCAAATTTAGGAGGATATTATTATGGGCTCCATAGCAGATTTTTTGGAAAATGAATTGTTAGATCATATTTTTGGGGTCGGAGCATATACGCCCCCGGCTACCGTTTATCTCGGGCTTTCCACTGCTGATCCGACTGACGATGCTAGCGGTCTAGCGGAACCT